GTTTACAAGAGCGGCAACGGCGTTGCAGGTTCAACAGAAGGTGAAATGGTTGGATCAGAGCAAAGCAGCAAGCCAAGCGTAAACAGCAAGTCAATCGTTGCTGGCAAGAATGACATGGGTGGAACAACAGCTAATATTGTTAAGGGTGGTTCAGAAACAAATCCAGACAATAAGCCAGTTCCAACACCAAGCAATGAATACACAAAGAAGCGCGGCGAACTACCAGGAGCAGGAAGCTTTAAGAATGTTCCAGGTGGAAACGCAGGTAAGACATCGTTTGCTAGCAAGGACAGCAGCGGTCACGGCGCAGAAAAGAAGGGTGGTAGCGAAGGCAAGTATGCAGGTAATGATGGCTCAGCAACACCAGATAAGAAGAGCATCATTGGCGGCAAGATTCGCTAATAGGAATTAGGAACATATGGCTTTGTACCTAAAAGAGAACCTAACGTTTGATTCAGCTAGAATTGAAATTTTAACTGAAGGTGAAGGTTCTGGCAAAAACCTCTACATGAAGGGATTATGCATCGAGGGAGGGGTAAGAAACGCAAACGAGCGTGTCTACCCCGTCCAAGAGATTCAGCGTGCAGTGTCAAATATTGCCAACCAAATTAAAGGTGGCTATAGTGTTCTTGGTGAAGTTGATCACCCAGATGATTTAAAAATTAATATCGATCGTGTTAGCCATATGATTACAGAAATGTGGATGGATGGACCTAACGGATTTGGCAAGCTAAAAATTCTCCCAACCCCAATGGGGAACCTAGTTAAAACAATGTTGGAAAGCGGAGTTAAACTAGGCGTTTCGTCTCGCGGTAGCGGCAACGTTAACGAGAGTACTGGACAAGTCAGTGACTTTGATATTGTCACTGTAGATATAGTAGCTCAACCTAGCGCACCACATGCATATCCAACAGCCATTTACGAAGGGTTGTTTAATATGAATGGGGGCCATAAAGTGTTTGAGATGGCAAGGGAAGCCGGGAGCGATCAAAAGGTACAAAAGTATCTAAAAGAGCAAGTAGTACGTTTGATCAAAGATTTAAAGTTAAAATAATAGGAGAATCAGGATGCTAAATGCTATCAAATCATTACTAGATAGTGGCATTATTAACGAAGCTACTCGTACTGAAATCCAAGAAGCTTGGGAGACACAAGTCACCGAAGCCAAGGAACAAGTCCGTGCAGAACTTCGCGAAGAGTTTGCCCGCCGCTATGAGCATGACAAGAGTGTAATGGTTGAAGCTCTAGATAAGTTAGTTACTGAAAACCTAGCAAGAGAGTTAGAAGAGTTTGCAAAAGAACAACAGGCATTGCGTGAAGACCGCGTGAACTTTAAGCGTCACATGGTTGAGTCAGCAGGCAAGTTTAATGATTTCATGGTTAGCAAGCTAGCTGAAGAAATCAAAGAATTGCGTAAAGACCGCAAGCTACAACAAGAAGCTATTGCTAAGTTAGAAGGCTTTGTTGTTGAAGCACTTGCAGAAGAAATCAAAGACTTCGCGCAAGACAAGAAGCAAGTTGTTGAAATGAAGGTTAAGCTAGTAGCAGAAGCTAAGTCAAGATTAGCTGAACTACAGAAGAAATTCGTTTCGCGTGCAAGCGGTCTTGTTAAGGAAACAGTACAAAAGAGTCTAGAAGCTGAAATTGGTCAACTAAAAGAAGATATCCACGCTGCTCGTGAGAACATGTTTGGACGTCGTATTTTTGAAGCTTTTGCAAGTGAATTTAGCGTAACTCATCTAAATGAGAACAAGCAGATTCGCAAGCTAATGGGAATGGTAGAGGCACAGAACAAAGCCATTGCTGAAGCTAAGAAGGCAGCAGCAGATAAGACTGCTCTAGTTGAATCAAAAGACCGTGAAATTAGAATTATTAAGGAATCAACACAACGCCAAGCAGTTATGGGCCAGTTGTTGAAGAGTTTAAATCCAGAGAAGTCTGCAATTATGCAGCAACTTTTGGAAAACGTGCAGACTGACAAGCTAAAGACTGCATTTGAAAAATATCTACCAGCCGTTCTTACAAACTCAAAGAGCACAGTTCCAGTTAATACTGGTCGTGTGTTGACAGAGGGTTTGAGAGAAATGACAGGTGATAAATCTGCTAATACAACCGCCGGGGCTGGAAACAATGGTGTTTCTGAGTTAAAGCGTTTAGCAGGGCTAAAGTAATACTAGTTCAAAAAAGGAAATTTAAACATGAAGACCGAACTACTTGAAGGCCGTTGGAACGAAACCAAAGACGCCCTGTTAGAAGGCTTGCAGGGAACAAAGCGTACCTCGATGGCAGCAATTTTAGAAAACACACGTAAGCACTTAACAGAAAACGCAACAGCAGGTGCAACATCAAGCAGCAACGTTGCAACACTAAACCGCGTCATTCTTCCAGTGATTCGACGTGTAATGCCAACAGTTATCGCTAATGAAATTATTGGCGTTCAACCAATGACAGGTCCAGTATCACAGATCCACACATTGCGTGTACGTTATGCAGATAGCGTAACAGACGGCAGCGGCGTATATCCAAACACCACAGCTGGTGACGAAGCACTAAGCCCATTTAAGATTGCTACAGCCTACTCGGGCGCAACTGGCAATACAGGCAATGGTCGTGCTAACAACACAGCAGCATTTGAAGGTGTTCCAGGCAACCGTATTAACGTTCAATTGGTTAAGCAAATTGTTGAAGCCAAGACACGTAAGCTATCGGCACGTTGGACATTTGAAGCAGCACAAGACGCACAAGCAATGCATGGTTTAGATGTAGAGGCAGAAATCATGGCAGCATTGGCACAAGAAATTACTGTTGAAATCGACCAGGAAATTCTTGGATCACTACGTGCTCTAGCAGCAACAGAGTTCACATTTGACCAAGCAGCAGTAAGCGGTACAGCAACATTCGTTGGTGACGAGCACGCAGCATTAGCAGTTCTTGTTAATCGCGCAGCAAACTTGATCGCTCAACGTACACGTCGCGGTGCAGGTAACTGGGCAGTTGTATCGCCAGCAGCATTGACAGTTCTACAAAGCGCAACAACAAGTGCATTTGCACGTACAACAGAAGGCACATTTGAAGCCCCAACAAATACCAAGTTCGTTGGTACATTGAACGGCGCAATGCGTGTTTATGTTGATACATATGCACAAGACACCAAGCCAGTATTGGTTGGTTACAAGGGTTCAAGCGAGTCGGATGCAGCAGCATTCTACTGCCCATACATTCCATTGATGAGCAGCGGTGTTGTACTAGATCCACAAACTTTTGAACCAGTCGTTGGCTTTATGACGAGATATGGGTACGTCGAACTCACCAATACTGCATCAAGCTTGGGTAACGCAGGCGACTATGTTTCAGAAATCGCTGTTGCAAACTTAAGCTTCCAGTAATATTGGAAACGATTTAGATTTATTCGGGATGGGAAGAACAAATTAGCGCACTCAGGTGCGCTTTTTTGTTTTTATAAATAAAAGAAAAGGATTTATTATGAGCTCAGATCTAATGCGCAAATATATTGACATACTAGAGTCAAAGCAAATGGGCACTTGCCCAATGTGTCAAGGTTCAGGTCGTAAAGCAGCAGGCGACGACAAATGGGCTTCATCATATTCCGGATACGACAAAGCTACACATACTCTACCATGCACTAACTGCGGCGGCCAAACTATGTACGGCAAAGCAACTGGTCAAGTGCCTTTGAATAAAGAAGGACAACCTTGCTTACACGACTACGAAGGCCGCAATGCTGGCAGATGCTACACGATGTATTCCTGCAAACACTGCGGCGATTCGTTTGGCATTGACTCAGGTGATTAAACCGTAGCCTTAGCTTTTGCTATAAGTTCTTCCTTCTTCTCGTAAGCCTCTCCTAACGCAGCCATCATCTCTCTAGCAATGTTTTGGCTTTTCTGCAAATGACTCAGCGCATCGCCATATTCTCTGCATACGTAATGAGACTTACCATCAATCATTGCATCGTTACCCCACTTACCTTTTACAACAACAATACGACGTTGCTGATTTTTAAATGCAGGCTTTGCCTCACGTATAGTTTGGCTAATAGCTTTGTATGCTGTACGCCATTCTGCACGCCATGCTAAGTACGAATCACGATCTGTAAAATTTGCTGTATTATAATCAAACATTTTTATCTCCTTTAAAAGTGTATAGTTTGAACTTGCTGAAAATTTTCTTCTGGCCAGAACGCATTATAGGTTCAGTGGCGATACTGGTATAACCCATATTGTCGTCTGGTTCGAAGAATAAGTGAAATTTGATTCCCTGTTCCTCTAGGTACTGCGCAACTTCTAGCAGACTAGTGTGAGAATCGATTTGAAACAAAACTAAGTGAGTAACATTAGGCGGCTTGCCTAAGTCACGCCCAGCTTCTAAAGCAGAGTGGGCTGTTTGAATAATTTGCTGCTCGAACGGTAAATCTGTTCGTATAAAACAATAAACGTAATTAACCTACTTCATAGTTACCTCCTTTAAAAAGTCAAAAAGAAACCCACAGGAATCGCTCCCTGTGGGTGTGTTGCTTGCATTGGTCTGTGAAACGATCTATAACATAATTAATCTATTTAGATTGGTCTTTAAATTCTGCTCTACGTTGCATAATTTCATCTAATTGCTGCTGATATCTATTGCGTAATGCTTGGTCAGTATTACTTAGCTGACCCTTATTACCCTTCTTTAAATCTATTTCAAAAAGTTTATCTTCAATTTGTGATTTTCTTAAGTAGTCAATTGATCTATTTGTTTGTTCTTGAATTTGCTGAATTTTATTATCTGTATCTGTACTATGTGCATAACGT